GGACGATCTGCTGGAACGACCCCCGCCCAACCAAAACCCCAATCTCTCAAAGAGGAAATAACTATGACTGAAGATGTCAAAGTTGATGTTGAAGCGGTTCGTGCAGAAGCTGCCGCCCGCGCATCCAAAGAAACCGCAGAAATGTATCGTCTAGCCTCCAAGCACCAAGTGCGCGAGCTTGCAGACAAGTTTGTCGGCGAAGGCCGTGGCTTGGCTGAGTTCCGTGGTGCTGTTCTCGACCAGATCGGCAACAAGCCACTGGACGAAGCAGAAATCGGCATGACTAAGAAAGAAGTTCGTCGCTTCTCTCTGATGAATGCAGTTCGTGCAATGGCTAACCCAACTGACCGCAAGGCACAGGAAGCAGCACGTTTCGAGTTCGAAGCAGCCGCAGCCGCAGCCCAGCGTGCTGGTGTTGACCCACAAGGTCTGTTTATTCCTGCTGACGTTATGCGTAGCTGGAGCAAGCGTGACTTGAACACATCCGATGACTCCGCAATGGTCGCAGAAGACTATCGTGGCGGTGATTTCATTGACGTGCTTCGCAACGCATCCTCCGTGATGCAAGCTGGTGCAACAATGCTTTCTGGTCTGTCTGGCGATGTTAAAATCCCACGCAAGTCCTCGGCATCTGCTGCATCTTGGATCAGCACTGAAGGTGGCGCTGCTTCTGAGAGCGAGCCAACATTCGGTCAGGTTGCTTTGTCACCAAAGACACTCGGCGCATACACAGACGTTACACGTTTGATGATGATGCAGTCGTCTTTGGACATCGAAGCTCTTGTGCGTAACGATTTGACAACTGCACTTGCATTGGCAATCGACAACGGCGCTCTTCAAGGCGCTGGCACAGGCGGCGCTCCAACAGGTATCAAAAATACCTCTGGCATCAACGCTCCGACTGCTTTTGCTGGTGCAAACCCAACTTGGGCTGAAGTAGTTGCGATGGAAACTGCTGTTGCTGAAGACAACGCTCTCATGGGCAACTTGGCATACATCCTGCCAGCTTCCATGTACGGCGCTCTGAAGACAACTCAGAAGGACGCAGGCTCTGGTCTGTTCGTTGCTAACGGCGACGGAATGAACGGCTACCGTGCTATCGTGTCCAACCAAGTAACCGCAGGCGATCTGTTCTTCGGCAACTTTGCTGACTTGCTGATCGGCATGTACGGCGGCTTGGACCTGACTGTTGACCCATACACAGCCTCCACATCTGGCACTGTTCGCATCGTTGCGCTTCAGACAGTGGACGTTGCTGTACGTCACGCAGTATCCTTCGCAGTCAACAACGACGGCGTATAATGCTAACTTGGGCGGGCTTAACGGCCCGCCCCTCTAACGAGGGTCAAAATATGAATTATCTAGTTCTCAAATCTTGCTTCGCGGCTGGCGCACGACGCTCCGCTGGAGACGTGATCGAGGCAACCGACGCAGAGGCCAATCAACTGGTCGCAATGGGTCGTGTCGCAATTGCGCCCGCTCCGAAGAAAGTTGTTGAAACTGTTGATCGTTCTGTTGCTCCCGCTTCAACTCGCAAAGCAAAGTCGAAGCAATGAAGATCAAGATGACAAAATCGGCTGAGTGGGGCGGTAACCGCCACAAGTCTGGCTCTATTGCCAACGCGCCTGATCTTGTTGCCCGCAAGCTAATTGCACGCGGCTATGCTGTTGAATATGTAGAGACAGTAGAAAAGGAAGTTGAACCCGATGCCCCTGCCGTTTGCGAGTGATCTTGCTGTAATCATGGACCTGAACGAGTTTGCCGTCTCTGCGCAGTATCAGCGCAAGAGCGGCCTTGGTGACACCGTTATCAACATCATATTCGACAACGAAACGGTTCCCGTTGACGCTGGAGGGTTTGCTACGGTGCATCAGGAGCAGCCCCGTGCGACTTGCCGCACATCAGACGTGCCTGATATATCCGAGACCGACGTTATGGTTATTTCTGGCATCAGTTATATTATACGGGCTTGGGTGCATGACGGCACTGGGGTCACTGAAGTTCGGCTGGAGAAAGAATAATGGCTCACGTCCGCAAGCAAATTCGCGACAGGATCGCTGAAGTGGTGACTGCTGGCGCGACACTGGTCAAACGTCGCGTTTACACCACACGCGTTTACCCGCTGACAGCCGCTAATCTTCCTGCCATCACAGTTTATACTGGTTCGGAGACTTCAGCATTGCAGACAATGGGCGCACGCACGCTCATGCGCAATCTCGACGTTGCGGTGGACATATATGTTCGCGCTACGGAGACAACAGATGATGATGTGGACGCAATTGCAGTTCAGATCGAAGAGGCAGTGGCTAATGACTTCACCGTCAATGGTCTCGCGAAGAGTGTCGTGCTAACAAGCACTGACATTGATTTCAACGCAGAAGCAGAGCAACCGATTGGGATAGCCCGTCTAACCTTTTCAGTGAGCTATATTACTGCTATAAACGACGTGAAAACGGCCAGATAAGGAGGCTCCTATGGCGACGCATACTGGAAGCGAGGGAACCGTAAAGGTCGGTTCTAACGTAATCGCAGAAATCCGCTCTTTCTCAATCGAGGAAACAGCAGACACACTTGAAGACACAACAATGGGCGACACAGCACGCACATACAAATCGTCTCTGACTTCGTACAGCGGTTCGCTGGACGTGTTCTGGGATGAGACTGATGCGACGGGCCAAGGCGCACTGACTATCGGCGCTGAAGTCACGCTTGCTATGTACCCAGAGGGTGACGCTACTGGCGACACTTACCTGACAGGCGCAGCCATCGTTACTGGTCGTTCTATCAGTTCTAGCTTTGATGGTTTGGTTGAGATGTCTATCTCAGTTCAAGGCACTGGCGCTCTGACATCGACTACGGTGTAATCTATGTCAGTAGCACAACGCATCGCGGCGAAGCGGGCTGACAAGCAACGCGAGTTTATCGACGTAGAAGCGTGGGGCGAGGGGGACACTCCCCTTCGCCTTTACTTCTCGGAGGTATCGGCTCGCGACATCGAGAAGGTTCAGCGCAAGCATCCGAACTTCCTTTCTGAGCCAAGCATGAGCGCAATGGTCGAAATGATTGTTGGAAAGTGTGAAGACGAAAAGGGTGACAAGGTATTCACGCTTGAGGACAAGTCTATCTTGCTCAACGAGACTGTATCTACCATCGCAAAAGTGTTTGGCGGCATCTTTTCGGCAGAGACCGCCGAGGACCATGTAAAAAACTAAAGAGCGATCCATTCAGGTACAATCTGATTACTTTGGCTGACCGATTGGGCAAGACCATCGGAGAGATTGAAGAAATCAGCTTTAACGAGTACAATGAGTGGATCGCATACTTTCAAATCGCCGAGGAGCGTGACAAGCAATGAGCAATATTAGAATTGATGTCACGGCCAACGTACAAGGCGCGGTCACTGGGCTAAATCAGGTACGCAAGAGTACGCAACGCGCTGGGGCCGCGATCACCAGCGCTACGACAAACATGCGGCAGATCAACGGACAAGTGACCACGGCCCAGAAGAACTTTAGAAAGTTCGCGATGGGCGGGGCGCAGCAGGCGGGCTATCAGATCGGCGACTACGCTGTTCAGGTTGCCAACGGAACCTCGAAGATGCAGGCGTTTGGCCAGCAGATGCCGCAATTGTTGCAAATCTTTGGCCCAATCGGGGCTATTGTCGGCGCTGGTGTGGCGATCTTTGCCGCGTTTGCCGTTGCTGTGCAGCGATCAAGCGCGGCATCAAAGGTCGCTACTCGAGAGTTTATGTCTCTAAATGATGTCAGCCTAAGTTCGATTAGGGGCAGCGCTTCTGACCTATTAGGTATTCAAACCAAATATAACGAGGCTTTGGCTGCATCTGGGAGCGCCAGCACTTCATCGTCAAGGCTTGTTCTGGCAAACTCGGAGATAGAATTTAATGCAAGAAAGCAACTTGTCGGCATAGAGAGGGAGCTTTTAAGGCTGCGCAGTCAGGACCAAGTATCAGCCCTGAAGAACTTGAAGGATCAGCAAGACCGCACACGCGCATCTGCAATCGAACTTGCGAGAAACATAGGTCCGAACGCAACAGATGGCGCGGCAAGGGGCGCTTCTGGTTATGCGAACGCAGCATACGATGTAAAGTCTCTAGACACTGCGTTAGGTGGTACGTTGACCCAAATGCGAACAAACAGGAGAGCCATATTACAGCTTGAAGCAGAATTGTCGCAACTGGGGATCGCGTCCTCAGAGGCTGAGGCTGCGATGGAGATGGTTTTCAACCCGAATGGCGATACTCCTCAGGCGGCAACTGAAATTGCAATTGCAATAGATAGGGCGTCAGTTTCTGGCACTAATCTAGCGGAAACAATAAACACAGAAGTCACACCCGCAATGGAGCGCCTCAAGTCTGTTCAAGAATCCGTCAGCAGCGCAATTGAGAGCGGCATGATGGGAATGGTCGACGGCACTCAGTCGGTCAAGGAGGCGTTCAAGTCTATGGCCTCGGCGATCATCAAAGACCTGTATCGCATCTTCGTCGTCAAGAAGATCACTGGGTTCATTTCAGACGCGATTGGTGCCAAATTTGGACCAGCCGTTCCAGCAACGTCAGCACTAACAGGCGTGCGTGCGATGGGCGGCCAAGTCACTGGCGGCAAGGCATACATGGTCGGCGAGCGCGGGCCAGAGGTGGTTGTGCCGAGCCGCAACAGCCATGTTGTCCCGAACAACCAGACTGGCGGTGGCAGTGGCGTGACGATCATCCAGAATAACACATTTGGCAACGGCGTGAACCGTGCCGAGATCAACGCAATGCTGCCGAAGATTGTTGAGGCATCGAAGGCTGCGGTTCTCGATGCTCGCCGACGCGGCGGATCATATGCAGGGGCATTCTAATGGCTATTAAAGTTCCAACAAAAGAGATGCTTGTAAATTATATTTCGTATGAACCGACTAGCGGTTACTTTTACAGGGTGTTAAACGGCAAGCGTGCTGATACCAGCATGAAGATAGGATACAGACGAATCAGGGTCACCATAAATGGTAGCAAGCACGAACTTCTAGCACACAGAGTTGCTTGGCTCATGACACATAATGTATGGCCCGAAAATGAGATAGACCACATAGATGGCCAGCGTGACAACAATCTCATTGCAAATCTCCGACATGTTACAAGGTCGGAAAACGCAAGAAACATAAAGTTAAGATCGGGCAGCGTCAGTGGCATTTATGGTGTCAACAGGCATCAGAAAGGCTGGAAGGTGCGGATAGGGAAGAAATACGTTGGTTACTACGGATGTCTCGGCAACGCTATATCTAGCCGAAAGTCTGCGCAAAACAGTAACGGCTACCATGCCAATCATGGGAGAATCGCATGATCACTTATCCACTCGCGCTACCCACGGTCACAGGCGTTCGCAGCATCGAGCTGCAAGCAACCAACGCGGTGGCCGTCAGCCGCTCGCCGTTCACCTTCGCCAGCCAAGTCCACGCTTACTCAGGCCAGATGTGGTCGGCTAGTTTAACACTGCCGCCGATGAAGCTGACAGAGGCCCGCCAGTGGACAGCGTGGCTGACATCATTGCGCGGGCAATATGGCACATTCCTACTCGGCGATACGTCTTGCAGCCAGATCAGCGGGACGGCAACATCTGCAACGGTCATTGGCAGCGCTGGAGACAACACGATCAGCGTCACGATGACTGGCACGATACTTGCAGGCGACATGATCCAGATCGGGGCGGGCGCAGATGCAACGCTGCATAAGGTTCTTGTCGATCAATCTGGCAG